TTGCTTCGCCGACCGGTGATGACGTGACGCCCTATCATTTGCGCTATTGGATGGCCGCCAACCTCGCGGTCTATGGCGCGGCGCCTATCAAGGTTTCGCCGACCGTCGCCGGCATCGCGAACGCCTTTTACCCCTTGCGCAATGTCATGGCCCAGGCGGTTGGAGACTCGCGCGGCCGGATTATCGCCTATCGCTTCATCTCGGGCGACGGCCCTCAGTTCGACCTCCCGACCCGGGCCGTCAACGAGGCCGCCAAAAGCCGCGCCGCTTGGTCGTCAATCATCGCCAAGCCGGGGCTCGACATTCTCTCGCTCGACAACGCGCCGACGCTGGCCGCCGGCTTGCCGATCGAGGTTTTCACGCTGCTCATGCAAAGGGCGCGCGAGACGGCGAGCGGCACCCCGAACAAGAAATATATCGTCCGGACGGACCAAGAACCGACCAAAGAGCAAGAGGACGACTTGCACGCAATGTTCAGCGAATCGCGGGTCGGCGGCGAGCGCTCGGGGCAGGTGGGTTTCGTCTCGGGCCATGAGGTCGAAATCATCACGCTCGACAGCGACATGAGCGACATTCACTCCAAAATGCCGGCTGACGACATGGCGCGCCAGATTGCCGGCATCTTCGGCGTCCCGGCGCAATTGCTCGGCCTCGGCGGCGCTGACGCGGCCAAATTCGCGGCCAACTATGTCGAGGGCCGCGCCGCGTTCTACGAAGACACGGTTGTTCCCGGCTATCTGACCCCCATGGCTAACGGCCTGACGCGCGCGCTCTGCCCGCCAGGCTATGAGATTTATTTCGACCTCGACACGGTTGAGGCCATGAGGGACGCCCGGATGCGGCGCATGCAAGCCGCCGCGCCGATCACGTTCCTCAGCGTCAACGAGAAGCGCAATTTCTTCGGCTTTGACAAAGCGCCTGAGGGCGATGCTGTCCCGGCCGGCGATAAGGTTGCTGCCGCCGCCCCGCCGCCGCCAGCGGGCGCAGTAAAGCCGGAACCGAACGAAACCGACGCCCCCCCGAGCGGAAGCTGACCAAATGACAATCAAAAGCTTGAACCTCAAATTCGCGATGGGCGACCTATCGGCCAAGCCGGACGGCTATATCGCCGGCATCGCCTCAACGTCTGACGTTGACCGGGGCGATGACATTGTGGCGCCAAACGCTTTTGCCGCTTCGATCGCTGATCGCGGCATGAGTGGCCCGCGAGCCGTCAAAATGCTTTGGCAACATGACGCCGACAAGCCCTGCGGCTCTTGGATGGCCATGGCTCAGACGGCCGCCGGGCTCGAGGTTGAAGGCCAACTCAACCTCAAGACAAATGTCGGCGCTCAGGCTTATGAGCATATCAAGGCCGGGGAGGTTGGCTCGCTCTCGGTCGGGTTCCGCACAATTTCCCGCCAATGGGACGAGGACACGCAAATCCGCACCATCCTCAAGGGCGATTTGTGGGAAGTCTCGCCGGTCACTTTTGCCATGAACGAGAACGCCCAAATTCATACGGTCAAGGGCGTCAAGTTTGAGATTGAGGACGGCGACAACCTCTCGGCCATCGTCAAAAAGCTCGCCCCGTCTTGCGGCCTGAGCCGCCGCGAGGCCGATGGCGTCGTTGACGCCCTCAAGGCGATGCTCCGGGCTGATCCCTCGGGCAAGCTCATCAAGAATCTTGCGACCATCGAATCGGCCGGCGACGCCTTGAAGGCGCTGTTCCGGACGGACCCAAACCTTGACGCCTTGAAGGCGGCAATCGGGGTCGATGACGCCAGCGCCGCCGCCGCCCTTGAGGCGGTTGCAAAACAGAAACAGGTTGACGCGCTGCAAAGCGCATCAGCCACCGCAATCGGGCGCTTGCTCGACGCGGTTAAGTCAACCCGCCTCTAAAACCCCTCCCCAAAACATCGAACGCCCGCGCCCTGGCCAAAAGCCGGGGTTTTTTGCGTCAGGAGAACAGTTCCATGGCCGTCGAAATCAAAGAATTCACGCCTCAGAAAATTGTCGAAATGCTCGAGAACGTTGAGGCCGAGGTCAAGAAGGCCGGCATTGAGCGCGAGGCCGCCTTCAAGGAAGTCGCCGCCTCGTTCGCCGACAAAAAATCCGTCGCCGAACTGGCCGAGACCGTCACCAAGAGCTTTGTCGACGCCGCGACCAAGCATCAGGATTTGACGCTGGCCGTCAACGACCTGAAAAAGCAGCTGGACAACCCGCTTTATGGCGACAAGGGCGAATATGACGATGCTTGCCGCAAGGCCGCCATCGACCACGAGCGCACCCTGTTCTTGGCCACCAATACCGACCGCACTGCTTTCTTTGACGAAAAGAAAGTCGATCTGAAACGCTATCAGGTCACCGGCTCGGCCCACAAAAAGCTCATGCTCGCAACTGACGAAAACAGTTACCGCGAGTTGCACCGCAAGCTGAGCGAGGACGAGCGCAAGGGCCTGTCCATGTCGCAGATCGACGGGCATTTCCTGATCCCCGAGGTCCAGCAAATCATTCGCGATTGCTTCCTTGAGCCGGTTGGCCTGTTTGATCTTTACGACACCTTCAATGTCGGCAAGATGAGCTTCGTCTATCCGTTCATCAAAGACCACACGAACATGGGCGGCTATATCTGCTCCGACGATTGCGGGACGATTCAGGCCGCCGGCATGAATCTCCAGTTCCGCAACGAACAGGTCTATGATTGGCGCGGCACGTTTTGCGTGACGACCAAGCTCTTGGCCGAGGCCGCCATCGACATTCTGGCGATCATGGCGCGCGAAATGGCGCTGTCCAAGCGCATGACGAGCAACCAGGCGTGGATTTCGGGCGATGGCGTCAATCAGCCGAAGGGCTGGCTCACCGCCAATACCTTCCCGATTATCGACACCAGCCTCGCCGGCTCGTTCAATGCCGCTGACGTCCGCTCGTTCTTCTACCGGGTCCCCCCGGAATTTGGGAACATCCAGGCCGTCATGCATCCGAACACGCTCGCCGTGCTCATGGCAATGACGAACGCTTATGGTGAGTTCCTGTTCGGCGAGGGCATGCTGTTCGCCGAGCCGTCCTCGCTCGACAGCAAGGTTCGCCTGTCGCGCTATATGCCGGAAATCAATTGGACCGTGACTCCTGGCTCCAATACCACGGCCGCCGCCATTACCGCGCCCTCGGGCTCGCTCGTTGCCGCCGCCGCCAATTGGAAGAAGGCCTATATGGTCCCGACCTTGATGCCGATGACAATGCGTCAGGGCTTCATGATCCAGGGTCCGTGGTGCGCTCAGTATCATTTCTGGGCTCAGGACGGCGGCGCCCCGGTTTGCGGCGAAGCTGGCCGCGTTCTTCAGATCCGCTGATCGCATCAACCATTGACAACGAAGGGCCGCCTCAGCGCGGCCCTCGTCGTTTCTGCTCCCCCCCTCAATTTTGATTGAAAAGGACGCGCGCAAATGGCCGCGATTTATAACAATGGCTGGCAGAGCCGGGGCTTCAGCCTCGGCAACCCGGTCCCCGCCAACCCCGCTAAAGCGGTCGACGTCACCCAGGCGACCGCCTTCCATCTCGGCCTTGAGGTTCTGGCCGGTTATGCCGGCCCGGCGACCATCGAGTTTTGGGCCTATCCCGCGCTCGCCGGCTCGAATGGGGCCTTGCCCGATCTGACGCAAGGAACCCTCATCACCGAAGCCGAGCTGTGCGACATTACCGGCCAGACAATCGCCGGCGCCGCAATCAATCTCCCGGCGGGCCTCGCTGCTGGCACTTACGTTTGGGCGCGCCCTCGCTGCTGGCCTCAGAAGTTCGTCGGCATCAAGGGCGTCTCGGGCGATTTCGCCCACCTGAGCGCCGTCGCCGTCTTCTCGAACCTTAAGTAAACGGGATCAACCATGCCGCATATCCTCGCCGGCCCCCTCGCCGTCAATGCCGGCCGCCGCGTTAAAGTCTCGGCCCGTCTGGCGCGAGAGGCCGAGCGGGGAAGCTACATGGTTGAGTTCTGCCGCGACATTGAGGGCGGGGATGAAGTGTTGCCGGCCATTTGGTCGCCAGTCGTCATCCCCTCGCTCGCCATGCTCCGCGATTTGGAGCGCTCAGGCTTCGCAATGGGGAATCCCATGGCGGGCGCTGTCCATTTAGGCGAGCCGCGTCTTGAGCGGTTCTTTCCCGCCCCCGCCAAGGGTTTTTATAGAATCGTGCAAGAGCAGACGCGGGCCAACCCTGAGCCGACTGTTCGCGCGAAGCTGAGGTGCGAACATGAGTTTGTTGAAACATACCGACGGTTCTTGGCGCGACTCGCGCGGCTTTGTCGCCGTAGTCATGCTCCGCTGGTCGGGCAAGGATGAAGCCGGAAACAACGTCTTCTCGTTCATTCTGGACCATTTCAAGCCGCCGGTCGTGATTGTCTCGCCGACTGAGGCCGTCATGATCGAACCGACCTATCTGACGGCGATCATCGACCGCGGATATGGCCGCAACCTGACGCAAGCCGAGGCCGAGTCCGCTGTGGTCGAAGGCGATATTGTCGAGGAAACGGGCGCTGAGCTTGCGCCTGACGAGGCGGCGGCGGCCCTCAAGGCCGTTGATGACGCGGCCGAGGCGGCGAACGCTATCAAACCCATCGGGGGCGGCCCGATGGGTCCCCCGGCTGCTCCCAAGGCCGGCGGGATCGCGCCCGTCAGCAAGGGCAAGAAGTAACCCCCAACCCCAAACCGAACAGGAGTCTCGTCAATGACCGACGAAGCAAACACCCCCATCGTTGTGAGCGGCCCCGGAACGCCTCAGCAGGGCAACCTCGTCCCCGATACTTTGACCCCGAATTGGGGGCCCGGCCCGGTTTACTCGAAAATGTCCGCCCCGGCTGGCGGGGCCGTCACCGATGTGAACCCGGTTCCGGCCTCGCCGTTCGTCCGCAACGCGACGGCCTGAGCCTAACAAGTCTCTCCCCGGCTCAACAGGGCCGGGGGGAATGCCAGAGCGCCCCAAAACGACGCTGCGGCATTCCCCTTTGATCGAGGATCTTCCAGATGGATTTCACCGCCAACGCCCGCGACGGCTCGGGCCGCCAAGACGCATGCGGCAACGGTTGCTGCTGCGAACAGGGCCAAATCGCGCCCGGCGAGAAAGCCATCGTCCGGATCAACTATGCGCACTGGATCGCTCAGCTGCGCGCGCGCGGCCTCGTCAAGCATGTCGACATCTCCGTCTCGCTGGTCCCGGCCGGCGGTTGCGCGGTGCCTGGCGCTGATCTGTCCTTTGCCGTCGCCGCGCCCTCGACGCTCAATGGCTCGGCCGCTCAGGTTCAAGACCTCGCCGGCGCAACTTATGCCCTCGCAATTTTGCCAACGCTCGGCGCGGTCGTTCTGCAAAGCAATGGCGCGTTCAGCTATTCTGTCGGCGCCGGCGAGGCGGGCGAGGATTACTTCTCGGTCGCCGTGGTCGCCCCAAATGGCTCAACCTTTGTTC